TAGAGAAAGTGTGGGGGGGGAGCGGAAAAAAAAAAAACCCCCCCCCCCCAATTCTTTCAAAAAATATAATATAAAATAGCGATCTCAATCGATTATGTTCTTGATTTGATAATAATGGAGATCTGCCATGTAAAATGGAGGACATAATAATGGCTTATAAAACAGTGAAAGCATCATGGCTAATTGAAAAGTTCAAAACAATGGTTGAGCCGGGTAAGGAATGGAAATATGTCGCCAATGGAACCAGCGAAGGAGCCGTAGACTGCTCTGGTGCTTTTACTTATTGGTATCGTCAAGCTGGTAGCACCATGTATCATGGTTCAAACACTATGTGGCGTAAATATACCATAGAACGAGGAAAAATCGGTGAAATCGAACTTGTTCCCGGTATGGCTGTATTTAAAATGCGAAAAGATGGAAAAGAACCGTCTGCTTATAAAAATGATGGTTTAGGAAATTTCTATCATGTAGGATTATATATTGGTGACAATCAAGTAATCGAAGCAAAGGGAACAAATTATGGATGCGTTATTTCCAAACTTAAAGACTGGTCATATGCCGCTAAGCTGAAATATACAGAATATGATGTCGGCTTAACTCAGAGCAAAGTCGATGATTCGACCACGGATTCTGTTACAGAAAATAATTCCACGCAGACTGGTCGAGTAATCGGTGGAATGTTGAATCTTCGCTATCGCCCTGATGTAAATTCAAATTCTTTAGTAAAAATACCGAATAACACGTCTATTCCTATACTTGCAGAAGCAGGAGCTTGGTATAAAACCAAATATAAAAATCTAACAGGCTTCGTTATGAAGAAATATGTGTCTGTCGGACAGTCGGAGTGGATCATTACCGGCTCTACAACAAATGAAGCGGCATTAGCAGAATTGATATATTATGCCAATAGTCTTGGCATCACCTTAAATAAAGAGGTGATTCTATGACAACTCGTCTTGGATTGGCTCGCGACTATCTTCAATACAGTAAACGTATTGCTATCTTTGGAGTCGCTCAATGGGCAATTTTAGCATTTTTAGCATTTTTGCTGGCTTTTTTGTCGATATTTATTGAGCAAATTTCTTATGAATCTATTTCTGGTATTATTAATAACGTGATTGCTTGTTCTTCCACTCTTGCCATCGGTATTTGTGGCGGCTATTATGCTCATTCCGCATATGATAATAAACTAAAATCTGAGACAGAAGCGTCTCAGAACGGGTGATATATGGCAAAGAAAAAAAAACAAAAGCAAACTGTAAATCCCAAAGACTATGGTTCTTATATTCTGGTTGCTGCTGATTTATCTTTGCGGCGGCCAGGGTTTTGCGTACTTTATTTTAACCGAAATAACGAAAATCCTATTTCTAAAGTACAACTATATTCAGTTGATAATAAAACAAAGCAAAAAAGTCGAGGACAATTGCTTCTCGATAATGCAAATATTTTCAAAAAAATACTTAGCTTAAATATAGGGCACACTCCCCTATTCTTTGTCAGAGAAAAATCGATTAATAACTGTAATGTAAGAATGGCTCGCTCTGGTTCTGCTGCAAAAAGCGGCGTATCAGAAGTTGTAGGTGTTATGGATTTAATTGCGTGGGAAACAGCTCACGCTGAATGGGATGAGATTTACCCCCCCCCCGCCTAAAAAAAAAAAGACAGTGCTCGGGGGAGAGGACAAAAAAAAACCATTGCAAAATGTTTGCCGCTTTATTATGGCAAGGAAAATCCATTAGAATTTCAATGTGATGACGAATCGGATGCGGCGGCTGTTGCTATTGCTTGGCTTATATCAAAAGGCGAAATAAAACAAATAATTCAGGAGGACGCAATACATGAAGGTCAAGAAAAAAACAATTCGTGCATGTGACGAATGTTCTGAAGGCATTGAAATTCCAGAGGAACTTCTTCGTCAACTGTTCGATTCTGAAGAATTAGAATCAGATACAGCAATGCAGCTGGATTCAGACTTAATGGCTGACCGTATGATTTTTATGGATGACATGGTTGATAAAAACATCATGAGAATCGCAAAAGCAATTCTTTATTGGAATGAGGAAGATAAGGAACTCCCTACCGAAGAAAGAAAGCCAATTCGATTTTATATTTGTTCTCCTGGCGGAGATATGAATTTTATGTGGATGCTGGTGGATATTATGCTTACTTCTAAGACTCCGATTTATACAATCAATATTGGCGTGGCACATTCCGCCGCTGCATTAATTTTCTTAGGCGGGTCAAAACGGTTTATGATGAAGCATTCCAGCATTATGATTCATCAAGGTTCTGCCGCACTAAATGGAGATTATGCGAAACTTCAGAATATTTTCAAGAATTATTCCGAACAAGTTTCGCAGATGTATGACTACATGAAAGAACGCTGCTCGTTGAATGATGAAGCAATTGCAAAACATATGCAAGACGACTGGTTTCTTTGTCCTCAAGAATGTTTGGCAAATGGTATTTGTCATAAAATTATTACTTGTCTTGAAGATATTAAATAAGGAGATATTATGAATCAAATTGCAACTTTCGAAAAAGTTTCTTTAAATCAGTATATAAAAGATCGTTTATCAACAATTGATCTTGAAAAAGAAGAATTATCTATGACAGATTTTCTTTTGTTAGCGACAAAAGAATGGGAGGCACTCGAACTTCCTAAACGCGGGACTTCTCTTTCTGCCGGCTATGATTTTCATATTCCATATGAAATTGCTGTTGGTGCTAACTCTGTTTTAATCCAAACAGGTGTACGCTGTCAAATAAATGAAGGATGGGCGCTGTTCCTCTATCCGCGTTCTGGGCTTGGTACGAAATTTGGAATGGGATTAGAAAACACGACAGGCATTGTTGATGCCGATTATTATTTTGCCGCAAATGAAGGACATATTATGGCAAAATTATATACACGAAATAAGATTGCATCACTTAAGCAAGGAGATCGTTTTATGCAGGGTGTTTTCCTGCCGATCGGTTCAGCTACGAACGGAAATACTGAAAAAGAAAGAATCGGAGGCTTCGGTTCTACAGGGACGAAATAAAATCGTGCTGGGGAAGCCACCTTGCCTAAGCAGAGGTGGCTTCCCTTTCCGACGCAAGCGTCGGCGAGTGACAGTGAGGAGAAGTTGATGAAACAAGGTTTTATACTGAATCCAATAGAGGAATTTGTTGACGACATTCGCCATTTAGTTCGTGATAATGGCGGGTATTGCATTCACGCGGAAAAAGGAAATAAGAAAAATAAATGCCCTAAATATTGTAAGAATTTAGATGATTGTCCGTGTGGAATGTTTATTAAAGCACAAGAAGAGGAGCAATCGTAATGAATGTTATTAAGCGAGATGGGTCAGAAGTCCCATTCGATAAAAACAAAATATTTATTGCTATACAAAAGGCTTCAAATGAAGTTCCAGAATCAAAAAGGCTTCGAGAGCATGAGATTTCTTATCTTGCAAATATCATCGAATTGGAATGCGCTGAATCAGCGGAACATCTTCACGTCGAAGATATTCAGAATATAGTAGAAGAACGATTGATGAAATTTGGAGTTTGGGATATTGCAAGAGAATATATAAGATATAGATACAAAAGAGAATCTATTCGTAAAAATACTCATGATTTTTTATTATCTTTAAAGCCTATGCTTGAAGCGTCCGATGTTCAGAATCAAAATGCCAATGTTGACGAGCAGTCTTTTGGTGGACGTGTTGGCGAAGCAACGAATGAGATGATGAAGCAGTATGCGCTGAACTTCTGCATGTCTGATATGGCGCGGCACAATCATCTTAACAACGAAATCTATACGCACGATTTGTCCAGTTATGCAGTAGGGAATCATAACTGTTTGAGCATTCCATTTGATACTCTGCTTGCTAATGGCTTCAGCACTCGCCAAACAGATATTCGTCCTGCTGGAAGCGTCAATACGGCGTTTCAACTTCTCGCTGTTATCTTTCAGTTACAGAGCCTCCAACAGTTTGGTGGCGTGAGCGCAACACATCTGGACTGGACAATGGTTCCGTATGTACGCAAGTCTTTTTATAAGCATTATGTGGACGGCTTGAAGTATATTGGTAGACTGGACGAAGAGGAAATTGCTTATAATCTGGCACACGATTACGCATTCTCTCCGGTTGAAAAACCTATTGATGATGAGGTCTATAAACAGCATACGGAAGAATATGACTATGCTATGGACATGACCACGCGAGAATTGCAACAGGCGGTCGAAGGGATGTACCACAACCTCAACACATTACAAAGCAGAAGCGGTAATCAATTGCCATTTACCTCTATCAACTTCGGCACATGTACTTTGCCCGAAGGTCGCATGGTTATCAAGGCGCTTCTTGATGGCTCTATTGCCGGGGTCGGCAAACTGCATCGAACGCCGACTTTCCCCTGCTCCATCTTCCAGCTCATGAAAGGGGTTAATCGCAAACCGGGAGACCCCAACTATGATATGTATCGCTTGGCGTTAAAGTCAACAACGCGGCGCTTATACCCCAATTACGCGAATGTTGATTGGAGCGGGAATGCTGGATATGACCCGAATGATCCTCGGACTTATTTCAGCACGATGGGTTGTAGAACGGCAAACGGATACGACATCAACGGTTTCGAGCAGCTTAAAGATGGGCGCGGCAACATTTGTCCGGTCACGATTATTCTTCCCACGCTTGCGGCAGAAACGAAGCAGGAGATATACAAAGAGTGGCCGGAAGCAGACCCCGTGTATTTTGAAGATGATGTTGACAAGCTCGTTGACAGCTTTATGACTTTACTTGACACAAAAATCCATGAGGCAAAAGACCAGCTTATTGAGCGATTTAACTACATTTGCAGTCAGAGTTCTGCGTCTGCAAAATTCATGTACGAGAATAACATCATGGCTGGTTATGTCCCGGAAGAAGGGATTCGATCTGCGTTAAAGCATGGAACTCTTGCTATTGGTCAGCTCGGACTTGCTGAAACGTTGACAATTTTGATAGGAAAAGATCAGACAACCCCGGAAGGAATGGCGCTCGCAAAGCGAATCGAGGAGCTTTTTAAGCAGCGTTGCAATGAGTTTAAGCAGGAATATAAACTTAACTTCGGAGTATATTACTCACCCGCTGAAAATCTATGTCTTACTGCCATGAAGAAATTCCAGAATCGCTTCGGGCATATTCTGGGAGTAAGCGACCACGATTTCTTCACGAACTCGATCCATGTTCCTGTATGGGAACATATAGATGCGTTTGACAAGATTGACATAGAGTCACAGCTCACAGGCTATTCAAGCGCTGGCTGTATTACCTATGTGGAATTGCCGAGCACAGCAGAAAATAATATTGACGCGCTCGAAGCCATTGTGAACCACGCAATGGATAAGGACATTCCTTATTTTGCAATCAATGTTCCCAATGACACCTGCCTTGATTGCGGATATACCGGGGAGTTTAACAATGTTTGCCCTGCTTGCGGGAGCAAACACTTTCAACAGCTTCGCCGCGTAACAGGGTATCTGAGTGGAGACTATAAGACGGCGTTTAATGCAGGGAAACAGCAGGAAGTTGAGCAGCGTGTAAAGCATGTAGGAAGGATGACGCAATTGGAATGAGCAACATAGCAGGTATTATTAAAAGCGATATTGCCGATGGCCCCGGCGTTCGAGTCGGGGTCTTCCTCTCCGGCTGTCCTCATCACTGTCCCGGATGCTTTAATCAGGAGCTGTGGGATTACAATTACGGCAAACCGTTTGATACAAAAGATGACTCTAAAAAGATAAAAGAACTTCTTTCTCATCCATATATTTCCGGGATAAGCATATTAGGAGGCGAACCTTTATGCAACGAAAACCTTGGGGAGACATGTTGGCTTATAACCATTGCCCATGAACTCGGCAAAAACGTATGGATATATACCGGGTATACGCTTGATGAACTTCTTAAGCGTGTGATAAAAGTGCCTACCGATGTTTTTCTTTGCATTGCCTTAAAAGAGGTTGACGTTCTCGTCGATGGTCGCTTTGATCAATCGCTTGCCGATAAACGTCTGCAATTCTGCGGTTCGTCTAATCAGCGCATTATCGATATGCCCGCTACAATCAAAAGCGGACATATCGTTCTTTGGAATAAATAATAAAAAAATGAGGTGTTGCAAATGGCTAAAAAAATATATGCCATTGATTCGACTAATCCCCCGGAAACACTTGATAATCATATTTTTTATGGAATGATTCTCGATGAAGATCAGAAAAAGTTTCGAGATGCAATTTGGAATCCCGAAAAACTTATTGTCTTTTGCAATGCGAAGGCTGGCACAGGTAAAACACAAATTGCCGTTATGACCGCGCAGCTGCTGTATGATTATCATCGTTATGAGGGGATCGTCTATATAACAGCGCCTGTACAGGAAGCACGCATTGGATTCCTTCCGGGAACATCTCAAGAAAAGATTGCAGTATATAATGAACCTTTTTGTCAAGCCGCACTAAAAGCGAATATCAATTTTGAACGTGCCATTTACGATGATGGGTATAATGAAAAAACTGGCTCTGCTTATATCCAGTGTGTTTCTCATAATTTTCTTCGTGGCTGCAATTTTGAAAACAAAGTTGTTATTATTGATGAAGCTCAAAACTTTTATGTCGATGAGCTAAAGAAAGTTCTAACCCGTATGCACGATAATTGTAAAGTTGTTGTCATAGGGCATACTGGTCAAAACGATTTGCTTCACAAGCCAGAACGTTCTGGCTTTGATGCTTATATTAAGCATTTTGAAAACGAACCTTATGCTGCTGTTTGTACTTTGACACATAATCATCGAGGCGTGGTTGCAAATCACGCAGATGATCTTGTAATATAAAAATAAAAATAGATTAGGAGAGTTAAAGCCAATGGTAATTGATAACAATGTTGAAAAGTTTTGTTCAGTTCTTGACAAGATGCAGGAAACTTATATTTCCAAGAATCATGATTACGGAAATGTTTTTCACGACTCGATGGATGAGTTTGGTCTTATTTCCCCTGTTATCCGCTTGAATGATAAAATTGCCCGATTGAAGCATTTTGCGAAAAATATTAAGAGCGGAATCATGGTACACGATGAATCTATCCGAGATACCCTTCTCGACCTTGCGAATTATGCAGTCATGACTTATATTGAGATGTCAGATTTTGATGAAAATGGAAATCTGAATAATGATATTGTAAATAACAACGAGTAATTCGTTTTTTTATTTTTTATATTGACAAATCTTATCGTTTGTAGTAGACTATTAGAAGGATTTAATGCTTAACCGTTATTTGTTGAAAAGGAGTGATACCATTGCAGCTCAGTGGTCGGTAACTCAATTCTAATCAAAAAAACAAAGGAGATTTTATATGGTTGATTACAGCAAATACTCACAGTTTCCATCTTACGTTCTTCAGTACATGAAAGGCATCGAGGCGCTTTACAAAGCTCCTCGATATGAAGATTTCATGTTCAACGAGATTTATATTTCTCCGGAACACTCCACGACCTTCAAAAGTTTTGGAGCTGGCCCCTGTGCGCTTGTTACCTATTCTGTCTACCAGCACACAGGAGACATTCGCGAGTCTGAAGGCGAAAGATATATCGAACCAGAAGGTGACAATCCGAAGCGAGTGTATTCCTTCGCTTATATTACGCCGGACACCATGTTCGCGGCTGGGGCTCCTTATAGCCTAAGCCGTTTCTTCGGAGAACGTTATGCTCTTGATACAGAAGAATCTGCAAAGAGCGTTTATCAAGCCGAATATAAGAAGGCTTATGATAAGGGGCACGAAGATGGGCTAAAAGCCGGACGCAGGGAAGGATATGATCAAGCCAGACGCGAAGATGCTGAAGACTTTGGGCCTTCCGCTGAAGAGCTTGAAGAAATGAACGCTGAGTTTCGGATTTTCGCCGGAGACCCTGACGAGTTCTAAAACGTGTTAAAATGGGGGGGGGGTTTAAAAAGGGCACCCCTTTTTTTTTTTTTTTTTAGGATTTTTTATGAAGATTCATTTTAATAGTATTCGCGGGCTTGATGACGCTTTGTGTTCTATGTATTTATCAAAACGAACATGGACAGAAGAACGCGACACGGCTATTCGAGAATCCGTACAGAAAGAAAGTAATCCGGATGGTTCTCTAAAAGAAGAAATTGATCCTGATTTGCAAAAGAAACTTTCTATTATGTTTAAGATTGGAAGCCGTCATATGACATTGCTGCGGTTCATTAATTTTTCAGTAACCGTCGAGGGGCTTCATCGCGCCGGACAGGATGATTTCGATAGTCACGCAAAACGTCTTGATAATAGAATCATCCGCAGCAGCACTCGTCTTGCTAAGTTTGGAGAGAATGAAATGTCTGATTATTATCGTGGCAAAATTATTACAACAGACGAAGCTCTCCGTTTATTGCAAATTCGTTTGCCCGATGAAATCGAAGTAAACAATAAACAGTATGTTAAGGCTGTAAACGGCTATGTTTTAAAAGAAGAAGCTGATAACAAAGACGTACTTCGCGGGCTATATATGTTGTCTATTCCTTCTACTTTTATCTTTGAATGTAACGTCACAGAATGGGCACATATCTACAAGGAACGCAATAAAGACTCCACTGCGAATCCAGAAGTCAAAGAGATGTGTGAAGCCGTTACCGATGCACTTGAAAAGGCATGTCCTTGGATCACGCGAGAGCTGCTTCTGAAAATTCCAAACTAAGGAGACTAAAAATGGAAACAGCTTGCAACTATACTGACAAGACAATGTACGTTTCCACAGATGAGCGTTGGCTAATTAATCGTCTTCTGGAATTTAAAGAATTGTATCCAGAAGAAGTACATATTATCAAATTTCCTGAAGATAATGATGGCTGTCTCTATCTTCGCTTGCCTGCAAAATGGCTGAAAATTACGCCACCAAGAAAGCATGAAGTATCTGAAGAACAGCGTGAAGAACTGCGTATGCGAATGCAAAAAATGCGCGATGCTCGGAAAGAGAAGCAAGCAGACAACAAGGAGGATGCTTAATGCTTACGGTCAAAGGGAAATATAATACGGCGCGAATCATGACGAACGGCGAAGTGGATGAAGCAACGCTTGAACAGGTTCGCACGATGTGCAACTTGAAGAGCTTGCAGGAATCCAATATTGTCATCATGCCCGACTGCCACGCAGGAGCAGGATGCACCATCGGCACAACCATGACGATTCACGATGCTGTTATCCCAAACTTCGTCGGTGTCGATATTGGATGCGGTGTACGCGCTGTACAGATTGCAGGGGATGTTGACTTGGAGAAACTCGACCGCGTAATCCGTGAGAAAATCCCTTTCGGATTTGCTGTTCATGATGAGCCTGATGAGTCTGACGATTCCAGCGACGAAGATGACTATACTTCTGGTCTTTACATGAAAGCGTTCACCATACTTCTTGACGCATGGTGTAAAGAACATGTGGATACAGACCGCGCATGTCGTTCGCTGGGGACATTAGGAGGCGGCAACCATTTCATCGAATTGGATTGTGATTCCTATGGGCATTATTGGTTGGTTGTGCATACAGGGAGTCGCTGCCTTGGTAAGCAGGTTGCAGATTATTATCAAAACCTTGCCTATCGCGTCTGCAATAAGCATGACTTTTCGGCTGAAATCGAGAAGTTAAAGCAGGAAGGTCGCCAGCGAGAAATCAACGATTATATTAAGCGCAACAAAGAAGAGCCCGTCCCAAAGGCATATGCACACTTGTCTGGACGCGATATGATGCTATATCTTGATGATATGACCACTTGCCAAGAATATGCAGCAGCGAATCGTAAAGAGATCTGCAACATCATCATGGATGCTATGGGTTGGCAAGCCATTACGCAGATAGATACTCCCCACAACTACATTGACCCTCGTGATGTCATACTCCGAAAAGGCGCGGTTGCCGCTCGCGGGAATGAGTTTCTTGTGATTCCCATGAACATGCGAGACGGAACGCTTTTGTGCGTCGGGAAAGAGAATGCAGCGTGGAACGCTTCTGCTCCTCACGGTGCTGGGCGAGTTATGTCCCGTGCAAAGGCGAAAGAGTCTATCTCAATGGAGACATACGAGAAAAGCATGAGTGGCATTTATTCCTCGTCTGTCTGCGAGGAGACTAAAGATGAAGCGCCGATGGCTTATAAGCCCGCTGAAATTATTAAGGATGCAATTACGAACATTGAGGGCGGTGCAGTTACGATTGTTGATGTTTTGAAGCCCGTTTACAATTTTAAAGCAAGTAACGAAAAGGAATCTGAGTGAAAATAATTAAGAATATCAGAAAGAAGCGATATAAATGAACACGAATTCATACTCCGGAGGCATTGGGTTCTGGGGATTGCTCCAGATTGTTTTCATTGTTTTGAAAATCTTAGGTGTTGTAAATTGGTCTTGGTGGCTGGTATTTATTCCTGTATGGATCTCGGTGCTGTCATTTCTCATAATCTTTATTATTATGCTTATAGTTTCCGGGCATTTAGAAAGGAAATATACAAAATGAATGAAGAAGAATTGGAGTTTACTTCTGAACAAGAGCAGCGTATCGATGAAGTATACACAATGGTATATGAACTTTGTCAATATATGACCGATAATAGCATTCACTCTTATTCTCAAGATATTGTTGGGCCGATTGCGGATAACGTAGCAGAAATGCTGTCTCTTCAAGGATACAAGGTGCACTTCCCCGTCATCACAGAAAATGATGACGGGGATCAATATATATCAGAATATTTCTAAGGAGTATTTTATATGACAATTCGAGAAATCATTTCGTCTTTACTTGATCACGCGGATATAGTAGAACAAGAAGCAATTACCTATGGAGACGATGCCGCATTGCAAGAAGCAGAAATAATGCGGGAAGCCGCGAAAAAACTAAGTTTTGATAAGCATAGCGGCCATGCTGAATGGGTTGAACTTGACGGCGTTGTAAGATGTAGTCATTGCGAATCTGTCTTTAATGAACCTACTGCCTACTGTCCAGCTTGCGGTGCGGACATGTCTAAGCGCGATATTCTGAATAATTCAACAAGAGAAGAAATTATTTCTTCTTTGGTAGATCAGGCTAATGATAAAGAACAACAGGCAAACAATGATGAATATCTAATCTTTTACAACGATGCAGAATATCTCCGCGCAGCCATTAATATGCTGAAAGCAGATGATCTGAAGCTCAAAGGAATGTCAAAATGAACAAAAAGAAAAAGACCGTTCCTGTCTGTGAAGACTTTGGTCTAATGCTTAACTGGGCACTCCGTTATACTCTTGGAAGAGAAACGTATGCGCCTCATAGCGTAATGATTTATTGCAAACCTTTGTTGCCGTATCTTTCAGAAAGAACTCTTGAAGTCATGCAAAAAGACATAGAAGAAGCTGCAAAAAGTAATTCATTAGGCGATCCGCGTATAGACGCTCCTAAATAGTTGGAATTTCTCGATGCAATCAAAGCCGAGCTAACAGAAAGGCATAACTTAAATGAATGATTTTTTTGTTTGCCTGTCCTCTGTGCGTTAAAACGCTATATATGCACCAGACACGCAAGGTTAATAAGAAAATAAATCCGTATGCCTGTTGTTATTTTTGTGGGAATTGCAAAGTTTTCTTTCCGTTTAGGTATGGAACTACGATCGAAGAAGCTACTAAAAAAGTATACAGAGCAACCATAAAACTCGGAGGCATAATTGCCAATATAAACCAAGAGGAGAATTTATTATGAATTATGCAATAGCAGCATTTAAATATGAATGCGATATATGTGGGGTTATAAAATATAAAGAATCAAAGTCATCAGGATTTCCAGATAAATGGAAACGTGGAGCAAGTTCTGAGTCTTGCTTCTGTGACTCCTGTTCTCGTATGTTGCAAGAAATTGGATATGATCCAACAACCCACACGTTTGATAAAACGTTATCAATAGAGAAGAAAAAACATGGATATTGGATTCATCGTGGCAGCGGGCTTGATACTTGTTCTGTTTGTAATTTCACCTGTGGACGATATGACGATGACACTATGGACGAATACTGCTCACATTGTGGAGCAAAGATGGACGGTTGTGTCTGTAAATGAGATGCTGTAGAGAGGTGAAAAGAATGTTCAAGGAAGAGCTTATGCCGCGATGCCCGTACTGTGACGATGAACTATGCTACTGCGTATTCGATATAGACAGAAGAATCGCTCAATTTCGTTGTCCAACGTGTAATTCAGAATTTCCACCGACAGAAAGAGATTATGAGAAGATGGAAAAATATGAAAGCAACTGTCACGGTTGTAAGTGGCTTGACCGTGACATGAAGTCCAACATAGATGGCAACGGCTATTGCTGCATGGTTGAACGTAGCTCTCAAAAACATGAGCCACATTGTAAAATACGTAGACCAGACAAAATACGTTGTGAAATGTACGAGGCGGGCAACTGGGCAACGTGATTTCAAAAAAAGGAGTTTTGTTATGAAGGTCGATTTTCCGGAAGAGCTAAAACGACAAATCTGCATCGCAGATGAGCCGATTGTCAATAAAGTGCTTGGCTTTGTGGCAGGAAGTGACAAAGCCAGCACTCGTGCTGAAAAAGCTGCAAGATTAATCGGAGGACAGCATAATAGACTGGAGAACCCAAAAATCATTTCGGCAAACGCAACGCTTTCTTTTAACGAGCAAGTCAATGATGGATATTTTCAAGGCTCTGGACATTTAGATATTCGAATTGACTTTATAGCACAATACAACCACGCTATCTGCATCGGAACTGCTTATTTAACAGACATAGATGAAGTATGCACTGATGATGAAGAAAATACGAAACTGTATAAGAAAATGTCTATTCGCTGGTTTGAAGAACAGGATAGAAATACGTAGTCTATTAACAATACTGGTACAAAACACCAACATACGCAGAGCAAAGAGAAATAAGATGGGAAAGTGTAACAAAGAATGAGCGATAATAAAAAGTCCATACCTTGTCCTTATTGCGGACATGAAATGATTGCAACTCTTTGGGGAGTTAATCCAAAAGAATGTTATATAAATTTTGTATGCGTCTCTTGCAGAGCGGAAACGCCACATGGGAAGGGAAAAACTGCGAAGGATGCCAAAAATGCAGCTTTAGTCGAAGCAACGAAACAACGTGAAGAGCCAAATCGTATTTTGACATTTGCAGAAATTAACGAAATCAACAAAGAAGTAAGAAGAACACATCATCAAAGCAAACCGTTGTGGATAGAAAGAAGAGACCCGTTTGATAGTGAAGGCTATATAAAAATAAAGAATTGGGGCATAATACGTTCATCGTCGGAAGCGGAGGAAAGAAAAACGTTTCCACAGATTTATACTTGGATATTGGGACATCCGCAAATTGGGGAAGCGTTTTATGCGTCCAGATACAATCAAGATTGGCGTTGCTGGTTACGAGAACCGACGGAGAAGGAATTAAAAGAAACCCCGTGGGGAGGACACGAAAATGTATGATAGTGATTTTTATGACGACCCTTCTGACTTCGATCTCATGGTAGATGAGTTCAAGACAACCCTTCGCGAATCCGTAAAGGCAGAGTATGTCGAAGAGATGGAACGCTTGCGCAAAGAGAATGAATCATATCAAGAGCTTCGCGATAATTGGAATGCAAAAGTGGGCGAACTAAAAGACAAGATTCGCGAGGCTGAAAATGTCGCTCGCGACGCAAAACAGATGCGATTGAATGAACTTCTTGCGGATTTTCCAACGTCTGCATATATTATTAAGCATGATTCCATTGAAAAGCCCAAGTGCAGTCGGTGTAATAGTGAACGACGTATAGAATTCTTTTCGCCGATGGGAAATAAATATGTGGAACGGTGTAAATGCGATATTCCCAAAATTATTTTTCGCGTTGAAGCAATCGCGCTTATCGAGCTTGAGCAACGAGAACTTAGTGGCAGGATGAAAGCAAGATATTTTGTTCAAGATTGGGAAAACCGGAGCATGTTGATGTTCAAAGAGGAGTTTAATGATGATGACCCATTTGAAAAAATAGGGATTTACACCGCAACTTTTCGCAATAAAGCTCGTGCCGAAGAATATGCAGCATGGCTTCAAAAACAAGAAGACAAAGAAGAAGGGACTTAAATCATCATGAATCTGTCAACTAAAGAACTAAAGCACTTATCTAATGCTCTTTACTATTGCGCTTCTGGACTTTTTTATACAGATTGCTATGGTGGCGAATTGCCAGTTTCTTGTGAATACTGTGTATTATACCCTTACAAACCAAACGAAGAAAATTGTCTCTGTGACCAATGTAAAATGAACACTGAATTGTTTGCCGCAAAGGTACTTCAAAAAGAAGCTGAAGGAAGAGAAAATGAAATATCTTAGTATAATAACTAATTTTGGGTGTCATTACACATGCCCTTATTGTATTGTAAAAAATAACAATCTCAAAATTCCGAAGACCACTTTAGCCGGACTCGATTGCCTTATCAAGGCAATCGAAAACAATGGTTGTAATTGTGTTTCTTTTTCGGGTGGCGGAGATCCTCTTTTTAATTGGAAGGAACATGAAGATTGGTGGGCAAAAGTTCTTACCTTTTGCTGTCGGCATGGCTATTTTTTAGAATTACATACATCTTATATTGAAGAAAATCCTTGGTTCGCAGTTTACTTTGATAGAATCGTGTTCCATTGCCACTCGATTGATGATTTAAGCAAAATTCAACGTCGTCATCCTTTTCAATCTACTCGCGCAGTTTTTGTTGTAACTTCTGACATGCAAGAAAAAGATGTCCAAGCAATTGCTGACTATGTTGAAAAACACAGTGAAGAAATTGATGAGCTTTCTTTTCGCCAAATGGTGGACGACCATTACCAAACAAAATACTACTTGCACGACTTTTTGAAAGCTGGTCACGGAAAACAGTGGTACTATATCGAACAAGATGATTATAACATATATTATGCCGAAAATCGAGTAGCTTACCGCTATCGAGACATTTGCTTAGAGTGGCATGTATGTCCGCTAAAAAATATAAATGGTAAGGATTTTGCCAATAAAAAGGTTGTCTATGCTGAAAAAAATCGGTGGTATACTATAGATGAAAATATACGGATGTGATTTTAATGCTGATTGAATTTCGCTTCAAAAACTATCGTTCTTTTCGGAATGAGGCTGTGCTTTCCATGGAAGCGACCGGACTGAGTTCCTTCAAAAGTTGCTTGATTCCGCTGTCGTCTACAGTAAAGCTGCTTCCTGCCATTGCAATTTACGGCAAAAACGGCGGTGGTAAGAGTAACGTGATTCGTGCCTTTTGGCTGGCCGTTCAGTTTATCCGAAATGCGCAGAGAACGCAGCACGAGCGCGCCGCGATTCCGGTCAATCCGTTTGCGCTGAATAACTACTCCAAGGATGAACCTACGGAGTTTGCATTTGAGTATACTTCGGGCGGCGTGAAGTATTGGTATGGCTTCGCCGCTACGCGCGAGAAGATTTACGCAGAGTATCTCTACCATGCGCCGAAGGGTCAGAAATCTTTGGTGTTTAAGCGTACAGAGCAGCACTTCGATTTCACAGAGGATAAATCAAAGCGAGCGCTGATCGGCAAAATGGTCGCTGAAAACCAGCTGTTCTTCTCAGTGGCATGCACTATGAACGATGCGGCTTGTGTTGCTGCTATGCGTTGGTTCCGGGATCAGGTGTTCTTTTCACGCGACTATTCTGATATTCCCCGGCAGTTGATCGAGTATTCGGAAGATAAGAATATACTGAGGGCAATTTCAGATTATGCAAAGGCAGCAGACTTAGGCATCTTGGATATGCAGTTTGAGTTCAACAACAATGAGATTCAAGATGACGAAAGCCTTCCGGATAACATCCCGGAGGGGATCAAGGCTGCGCTGGTGCAGTTTATGCATACTCTCGCCGAAACATCCAACAATGGAGAAGTACACTTGAAAATGGGTGAGGTTTCCGCAAAGGCCAGCCACCAGGGTGAAAACCGTGATGGCCGGAAGGCGACCTATTCGCTGGAACTTTCTGATGAGTCGGACGGTGCCAGAAAGCTGATGGCACTGGCCCCTGCAATCGAGTCTGCGCTGCGTACTGGCGGCATCTTACTGGTGGATGAGCTGGAGCGTGAGCTTCACCCCATGCTGGTGGACTATATCATCGCAAAGTTCCAAAGCAAGACTACAAATCCGAATGGCGCACAGATCGTTTTTACAACACACAATACGGAGTTGATGAATCTGGATCTGCTGCGAAAGGATCAGTTGTATTTTGTTGATAAGCGTGACAAAGACGGCGCTTCTGAGTTGTATACGATCAGCGAGTTTTCCACCCGAACGACGGAGAATATCCGCAAAGAGTACCTTGTTGGCAAATACGGTGCAACCCCAGATGTTGAAATCGAGGAGGTGGAGTAAATGCCACGTCCTACAAAAAAAGAGCAAACCATATATCGTAGTCATTCGGAAAGGAGAAAAAGAAAATGCAAAAAGACGGATTGTGGCTGCGCAAGTGTCCCTTCTGCGGTAGCGACAACGTGCACGTTATTAGATTTAGACCCAACGACACACAACCCCTTTGGGCTGTTGAGTGTTGTGATTGTGAAGAAATGCTCTTGGGCAAAACAGAAGAAGAAGCAATGGTTGCATGGGACAGCATGCATTCAGAGGCGGCAAAAGACTTGCCACGTCTAAAAGACCTCTATGCGGCACTCACCTACTGCGGCAGCAAGAACAAGCTCCCCTCCATCGAAGAATCGTGCCGCAAAGATTCGTGCCCGTTGTTTCCTTTTCGCCGTGGCGAGAACGCCGTGTGCGTGACGTGCATCGAGACTGTCTTCCGTAATGCGGCGGATGTTGTAAAAAATATACTTGACGAACAATCAGAAACGGAGTGATATATGTGTCCGCTAAAATTATAAACGGTAAGGATTTTGCCAACAAAAAGTTGTCTATGTTAAAAAATTTTCGCGCAGAGCTCATGAAAAAACCTTGTCTTGCTATTATTACAATTGGAAATAATCCTGCCAGTGAAATATATGTTCGTAATAAACAAAAATGCTGTGAACAACTGAACATCGACTGCATTGTCGTTAAGAAAAACTACGATTGCGATATAAAATGCGATGCTATAGAAGATGATTTAAAAGAGACAATCTATTCGTTAAATCAAGATGACAAAGTTACTGCAATTATGATTCAGCTTCCGCTTCCTACATATATAAACGAAGATCGTATACTTGACTGTATTTCTCCGTTGAAAGACGTAGATGGGCTTACCGATGTTAATATGGGAAAACTTGCAAAATTTGAATCCGGTGGAATTAGACCGTGCACTCCTAAAGGCATTATCGATCTTTTGCAGCGTGATGACATTGATTTAACGGGGAAAGAAGTTGTCATTGTGGGACGAAGCAACATTGTAGGTAAACCACTGGCAATGATGTTTCTTGCAGAAGATTGCACAGTTACCGTTTGTCACAGCTATACAACAAATCTCGCTCAGCACACACGGAATGCTGATATTCTTGTTGTCGCAGTTGGCAAGCCTAAATTTATCACAAAGGATATGGTTAAACCCGGTGCAGTTGTCGTTGATGTCGGTATCAATCGCGTCGATGGCAAGATTGTCGGCGACGTGTCTCCCGATGTAGCTGAGGTGGCTGGTTATATGACGCCTGTCCCCGGTGGAGTTGGGCCGGTAACTGTTGCTTATTTAATTGAAAATGTTCTCGATATTGAATTTAATAAGGAGAATGATTTGCAATGATTATGAATTGGATTCCGGTTGAAGAACGGCTGCCTGAACAAGGCAGCCACGTCCTCGCTGCTTTTAAGGATGCCTCCGGTTCTCTGCGCGTTGCTGATACTACGTTTTTTATAGACGAGTTTTTGCTTGAAACTCTTAATGGTGTTAAGAACATTGAAGCTGTAAAATGGATGCCTGTTCCAGATCCAAATGTTGACGAAACAAAAGTATACGTCATTCAAAGTGGTGAATATTCCGATAGAAGTATCGACCTTGTAACTGATTCAAAAGAAAAAGCAAATGGCTACTTGAAGATACTTACAGAAGCGTATTATGAAGAATGGACGTTAAACAAATATGATTATGAGCCTTTTAATTATGTAGATTTATGGACTTGTGTGTTTTACAAAGATGGAACACATCTTCTCAATATGGTTTCAGATACATGGAGCTTGATTGAACAAGATGCCGAGGGAAACTTTACGGTACGTACCAACGGAGATTCCATGCTAATAAAACCTAACGTTGTCGAAGAAAACGATGATATAATGTGGGTTGCTGTTAAAGCAAAAGATAAAGAACACGCATTCAAAATTGCATGTGATTTACGAGCAAAATATCTTGCAGAGAAAAATCAAATTAGTTAAAGGAGTATGCTATGAGTTTTAATCCGCAAAACGTTAAGGGCTTTGATTTCAGCCCACATAAAATACGCAAGCTGTGTCGCCAGCGCATCCGTCATGGCTTCTGTGATTATGACGTGTGGGATATTATAGCAATTCTCAAAAATCCAGTCAATAACCATCAGCAGTAAACCAGCCGAAACAATCCTCCGGCGAAACGAGAGCAAGTGCCTCGGCGACCATCAGGGGCAAAAGTGCAGCAATGTTGCAGCCCAGCTTCCGTAAAATAGCCTTCATCTTCGACCACAGCATTTCAATCGGATTCAAATCCGGGCTGTATGGCGGCAGATAGAGTGGAATCATGCCCGCTGCGCGCAACACTTCTTCCACGCCCTTGACATGGTGTGAACGCATGTTGTCCATGACGACGATGTCGCCTTTGTGAAGCGTCGGAATGAGCACGTTTTTCAGATAATCCAGAAAACGTTCGCCGCTTGTTCCGCCGGGATACATGGTGTAGGTGATTTGACCGTTCAAGCGGACAGAGGCCAGGACAGTTTGACTTGTCGGCACATTCAGCGGTGCGCTGCCATGCACCCGCGCTTTCCCGATGGCTCGTCCGTACCTGCGTGTCATCCCGATGTTCTCGCTACTTTTGCCCAGAAACACAAGTCTCCAATGTTCAATCGCCAATTTTAAGGTAACACCGCACAAATGAGGTGGTCGGCTGGCGAATGGATTTTTCGTCAGATGCAAATGCAAATTTCGAAGGTT